CGCTGCGAAGCAGTCCCTCCCACTCTAGGTGGTATAGCCGAAGAGACAGGTTTCTCATGACGGCAACTACACTCTTTTCCACCGGTCTGACATAGCGTTAGGTTCACTCCCGGGGAGTTACTTATAGTGCGCGGGTCGCACTAGCCTAACCGGTACTCGCACCACAGAGGACTGGAACACATGAGTCCGAACTTTGTCATTCGACTCTCTGCACGGCTAAGGATCAAGCGGTCAAACGACCGCCATGGTATAGATGCGTTCGGGTAACACCGCACGCCGAAGCGTGGCCCTACTTGCGCTCGGATGGGATCCTCACGGAATCACCCTATGAGTCATTGACCCATCTATACCCCCGCCCTAAAGGCGACCGAAACACAGGTCACCTCATGGGATCCAGCCGCTCTGATGCTTTCCTTCGTTAATGAGCATCTAACCCACCACGCGTCATCCAGGCACCGCCTTCAAGAGTATAGTAACCTCCCTGTTACAGTTCAGGCTCACTTCCAGCTCAACCAGACAAGCAGGATATGAGATGCCCCCCGCCGAAAGGTTCGCAACCAATCGGACAGGGGGGAGGAGGAAGGCTGTAGTATGGGATAGCGACCACACTTACCGAAAGGCAAGGATGATCGTCCTCCCACACAGATGAAGGATCCAGTTGTCGCAGGGGGAGGCCCGAGGAGACCCACCAACGATACAGAGGTGCAGGCCACCTCCAGACCCAACTCGTTCGAAAACGAATAAAGGGGCGCTCCAAGCCCCTAGGTCTGACTGGAACAACACGCCTACGAAGCTCACGCTTGTAAGGCGGTACTTTCAATCCAATGGCAAGAGAGACGCCATAGATCGTTAGTTCCTTCACCTTGTCGTTGAACAAACCGAGAGTGTCCGCGGAAGGACGGACCGTCTGAGAACAGACCGGCCAAGCCCTTAGCACTCCCGACTCGACGACATCAGCCCGACTAAGTATAGCCCGCCTGAACCAGCTATACTTAATGAGGACACGCCTAAGTCTCGAAGGGATGGATGAGAGGCAAACGCCTCTCTCGATAATGTTGTGCCGAAGCATAACAGACATCCATCGGAACGTACCCGGTGAAAGAGTACGAAGTCCATCCCATAGGCGTGTGAGGAGGCAAGAGGGATCGAGACCTGGTGAGAGGGCGGTAAGGACGGGCTTCCGAAGAAGCCTCAAGACCTTCCCCTTAGAGAAAAAGACACGAGAGTTCAACTCTATAAAGGTTGAAGAGACTCCGGTCTTCTCAAGATTAACCACCAGACCAAAGTGAGAAGTAACGCGAACCCAATCATCATAGAACAGAGTATCGCCTGCAAACGCGATATCGTCTCCGTTGATGATGCAATTCTCCAACCGTAACTTCTTATCCCTCTTACGCCGGATAGAGCAGCACATGTCATAACAAGCCTTGTTCAAAAGACAGAGCATCGGAAATGACATGAGGTTGCCCATCATGGAACCTCGCCGAACGGGGGAAGAAACCCCCTTCGACGAGACCCAGTGAAGATTGTCCGGCCGGAAGCTCTCGAGTAAAGCTTCCCGCTCCTCATGAGAGAGGTCAGGGGATAGGGAGAGTTCCTGTGCAATCGCCCAAGGGATCTGCACATAAATATTGTTGGTGGCTGCCTCGTAGTCGCCACTAATAAAACTCTCACCTTTCATGCATCCGTCCACCACGGAGCGTACATGATCCTTCGTTACGTCACCTCTGACGAGCCACCTGGAAGACGACAAGAAGTCGTACAGGCACTCGTGCACAGGACGAAGGGTCCCCTTAACGTAAGCAGACTGCATTGTCACGGTCCTGAATTTCCCCTTCGTCTTGGCGACTCCGACGCGGAGTCCCCAGCGGTCAGAAGAATACTCTTCAGGAGCAGTCCCTAATGTCCCTCCCTCACCCACCTTAGTCTCCTTACAACCGTTCTGGTCCGGAACCAGACAGCTATCTCGGAAACGTTGCATCCTCCTCCCCCAATGGGTGCCAACGAGGGAACGAACTCGTTGAACCAACTCACCCATCGGATCATCCGACCAGTCGGTAGATCGGGTAGGATCAAAGCCGGGATCCAAGGCCACCGAAGCGGCCCACTCCCGTCGAGCTTTACTGCCCGCGATCTTATCGCAAGGTATGCAGACGACATCGAAGAACCGAGAGCAGCTCTTCAAAGTAGAGAAGAGAGTCCGGTACTCCTTCTCGCACACCTCCGACAAGAGGGCAGTCTTCCTACTGTCCCAAAAGGCCCTCAAGGCCGAGCAATTGCCCCTCGCAAGAGGGTGACTGGCGCTCGGGAGCGAAAACTCCCGAGAGACCAGCGCAAGAGCTCGACTGAGAGCTTGTCTGATAGACCCTGCTGCTGGACAGCGGGCGCAGACATCCACGCGAAGGGATCGATCCAACATCGAAAACCCCGACCGTAGACCTAGTGCAGGCACTAGATAGGTTCTCG